TTCTAACTTCTCTCTTGATGCTAAGTATGATATAGCAGTCTCTTTTGGGTTCTTTTTATTTGCGTCCCAGATTTGGAACGATACTATTGTGTGTCTCATTTTTATCCTTTTTGTTTTATATTCTAGCCCCTAAAGGGCAACGCGTGTCAATTAGGGGTTACCCCCTAATTTGCTCATATTTCTCTCTTAACTCTTCTTGGGGATACTTCTCGGTATCTTTTCTCGAAAAAAACTCATCAAATGATGTAGGAGAGATTATCATCTCCCATTCTGGAACATCAACGGCATCTCTGCCAAATGTATCAATAAGAGTATCCTCAATACACTCCTCTTTGGTATCCCATCTCTCTTTGCCCCACTCTGTTTCTATAATACTCTCGTAACTGTATGCGTATAGTTTCATTTTGTTGTTCCTTTGTTTAAATGTACCCGTATTATATCATATATATTGACTGAAGTCAATAGTTTAGATAATAAAAAAGAGAAATATTTGTATTTTTTCCCTGGGGAGTTCGCATTGGGTTCGGTGGGACATAGTACAATAGGTACTGCTTAAAAAATAGGCAATTTGGCTAAGGTCAACACGCCCTCGCAAATCGGCAATTTCCGAGATTTTTACCCTCACTGTTACAAAAACGGTATAAAATGTGGTATAATTTTAAACTATTATTGTGAAAAATAAGAAAATTATACTATAAAGGGCTTGTATTAAATTATGGTTACGCGTAACAGTACATCAAAAATAGCAAAAACATTAGGAATGACCCCCCAAAATCTATCCCAAAACTACATAGGGAAAGGTAACAAAATAACACATTTAGAAGCTTTTGATTTGATAACCACAGTAAAGCGACTAAGATTAAAGATAGATGATGTTCATTTGATGCTAGAAATGTATAGTTTAGCCCGAGATAACATAAAGGCTAAACTATGACCACAATCCAAATACAGTCTGTAAATAATAAGGCTTACATAAAAAAGAAAGACTTAGCCAAACTACTTGGAGTGTCACAAAACCAAATCTCAAACTATGAGCGTGAAGATAGGTACAATACTCCACTAGAGAGGGTTGGTGAAGAAGAAGTTAAAGAGTTAGGTTTAAAGGGCGTGTATTATTATCCTTTTAAATCAATAAAATGGTATCTTGATAATGTTAAAACAAAACATTCCTCTAAAAAAACAAACAGCATCATAAAAAATGATATGAAAATAGACAATATTGATACTGATGATTTAGATACGATATTGTCACGCCTACCAAGTGATTTAAAAATAGCATTTCAAAATTCAGAGAAAGATATTCTTGATAAGTTTTCAGCCTTAGAAGATATTAATAAAAAAAGGTTAGAAAACCAAATTAAGAGGGGTGACTACATCAAAAAAATTGATAGTGATAGGGCTACTTCTGTGATGGCTAAAATGATGCTATCATCTTTAACTGAATTGAGAGAAAACCTACCCACTACACTTATAAGTCTGGGGGTGGATTTACCAATAGCCACCTTAGAGAATGCGATAGATATTTATCTTGAGAAAATGGTTGATGAATTGAGAGAAAAAGTAGAACAAGAAGAGGAGAGTACAGATGATGGTTGGTAAACTTTTTGGAGAGATAACCATAAAAACGCTAAATTGGAAGAAAAAAATCCAAGCTAGAAAGTGGTTTGCTGAGAATATAGAACTAACTAAAGGGAAAACAAGAGGTATGTTTGATGAAAACAAAGCACCACACACAAAATTGATACTTGAACTGATAGGACTTAGAGGATTAAATGTAATATCTTTGAAAGTAGCCTCACAGACGCAGAAAGGACACCCACTTGATACTAAAATCCCTACATTAAATGGGTTTAAGACGGTAGAGGAATTAGAAAGTGGGGATATTTTATTTGATGAAAATGGTAAAAAATGTAGGCTTATAAGTAAATCAGAGATTTTTACAAAAAACTTGTATCGTGTGTGGTTTGATGATGGTAGTTTTGTGGATTGTTCTGACGACCATCTTTGGACAGTAAATGAGAGAAAAAAAAGAGGAAGAAAAAAACATACCTATACTACATTGGAATTGATAAAAAAAAACATCAAGATGAGCAATGGGGCATCAAGATTTTCAATACCGTTAACTAAGCCTGTCTCTTTTAGTAGTAAAACCTTTGATATTGACCCATATGTTTTAGGCTTGTGGCTAGGAGATGGTAGCAAGAATAGTAATGTTATCACGATAGATAAATTAGACCTTGAGCTGTTAGACTATATTAACAACACAAAACATACAGCTAAAGTAGGTATTTTTGATAAAAATAGCAGAGCAGTTTCAATACGGATAGACGGGAAAGAAACAAAAGATAGAAGTTTTATATCCGATTTAAAGAAAAATAATTTATATGAAAACAAACATATACCTGAAAAGTATTTTTGGGGAAGTATTAACCAAAGAATATCATTACTACAAGGGCTATTAGATAGTGATGGCTCGGTTAGGAGATGTGGGAGTATTACTATATCACAATCAAATAAAACAGTAATAATGGACATATCAAGATTGTTGAAAACATTAGGGATTAAACATTCTGTAAAGCCAAAAGAAAGAATACCTAAGCTAAATGGCGTAGATATGTCAACAACATATACATTAGAATTTACTATATACAAAGAGCAATTTAACGCTTTTAGACTCAAGCGAAAACTAGCAGTACAAAACACGCTTACAAACCCAAAAAATAGAGCTTATCAAGTTATACATAGGTATATACACAAGATAGAGTCTATCCCTACTGTAAAATCACAATGCCTAATGGTTGATAGTCAAAGCCATCTATATCTATGTACCGATAATTTTATCCCAACACACAACACTACACTAAGCTTAGGTACGCTTATGTACTGGTTAGATACAGACTATCACGATATGTTTTATATGATACCAAGAGCTAACGATTTAAAGAAGTTTTTGGAGTATAAGATTAAACCAGCGATAGATGGGTGTAAGACAGTTAAAGAAAAAATGCTTGATTATAATCAAGAGGAGAAAGATAGAAAAAACAGCTTTTTTTATAAGACTCGTACCTCTATGTTAGCGATACTATCAGCAAATGATACGAAATCAATTACTACCAAATATGGCGTTTTTGATGAGGTAGCAGAAATGCCAGTCCAAGTAGTAGATGAAGCACTAGAGAGGTTTAAGGACTATGGAGACGACTACAAGGTTTTAATGGTTAGTACGCAAATGACTGAGAGTGATGCCATAAACCACTATTTTGAAAACTCTGAGATAAAATTAAGATATGAGCTAAGGTGTATCCATTGTAACGAGCTTTTTTATCCTATGCCAAATGACTTAAAAATTATGAGTGAAGATGAATATTTGGCAGAAATAGGCAAAAAAGAGCTATCGAAGGGAGAAATATCATCAAAATACACACCTTACGCGTCATCAAAAGCTTATCTACAATGCCCACATTGTGAAGCCAAAATTACAAACAAAGATAAAACAGAAGCCATTATGAATGGTTTGTGCGACTGGGTAATGTATGAGATAGATAGTGTAGATGAATATGATACCCCTACATACAAGACGATAAAAACCATAAAAACAGCTAAAGATTTGCCCCCAAATATAACAACCATAGGGCTAGAAGCTAACTCAATGATAAACCCAAGAGTACATATCAAACATTTTGCCAGAAAAGAATTGAACAATAGATATGCGAGTTTTGTAAACCAAAAAGAAAACAATCATAAATATATGGTAGGGTGGTGGAATATCCTACCGAAAGAAGAGAACAAAGAAGAGATAAAGCCAAGTGAAGTGTTGAAAATATGTAATAATTACGCATTTGGGGTAGTTCCTGACAATATATCACATCTACATATAGGGGTGGACTTACAAAAAGATAGATTATATTATACAGTAGGAGCAGTAGAATACAGCGAAGAGGATAAGTATGGCATAAAACTTCACATAATAGAATATGGAGAGCTTTACTCTAATTTTTCAAACCAAGATTTTATAGATTTAGAAGAGATTTTAGATAAAAAATATCACGATAAAGATGGTAATATGTTTACAGTAACATCTGGGGGGTGTGATATAAGGGGATTTGACCAAAACGACCCATCATCAAGAAGCTCACAAATGCTAGATTTTATATTTAATTATTCGCTTAAACTTAAAAGTTTTGGATTAGCAAACTGGGATAATTTCTTGTATCCTATGTGGGGGGTTGATAGATATTCAAGGCAAGAGCTACAAACACAAGGTTTTAAGAGAGAGAAACTAACAAGAGAAATAGATGGAGAAAAAATAACTATAAATGCTTTGTCATTTTCTAACCTAAAAATTAAGACTCTTCAACACTCTATGATAGAGAGAGCCATACTAAAATCAAATACAACAGATAAAGACGAGTTAAAAAAGCTAAAAACAAACCTTTTACATATAACCAAAGAAGCACTTATAAGATGGCAAGATAGACAATCTTTGCCTGTAAACCAAAGAGGAGATAAACACGCCATTGAAAGTCATTTAACAAGTGAAGTGCTAGGGTATGCTGTTAAAAATGGTAAAAAGGCTACAATAAAAACTTATGTAAAAAAACACCCATCAGTTAGAAATGACTACTTAGATTGTAACGATATGATAGTAGCTCAGATCTTGGCTCACGGAACATACAAAGAAGTTAAAAAAGAGCTAGTAGAATATGATGCTAGAGAGTTAAAGGCTTTATTGAGTTGATTATATTTTAAGCAACTGTTTGTTGTGGTTATATTTCTTTTGTTAGATTAGAGCTTGAAGTTTTGACATAGTTAGCCTAAAAAGACTAAACTATTTCTTCCGTTGAGTTATCACTCTCGTAAGCCACACCTCTACTAAAAAACATACAAAAGTAGAGAAAGGATAATAACTTAGATGGACGGTCTGCCTTATCCACCTTAAATATAAAAGTTGTATCAATGATTTTATATCAAAGTAAGGTTATTATATTCTATCCTCGTTAGCTGAAATCAGACGGCATATGCTACCAAGTGGTAGTATGTTTGCTCACTTTTTCGCTTATGGGTATTTTCTTGCCCAACCCAATCGTGGTTCAGGGACTAATTTGGTTAAAGCAGTAAGTATCTGCTACAATAAATATAACAATAAAAAAATAAAGGGTTGGATACAGGTGCGAATTGTATCCATTATAGCCTTTTAGTGATACGATTAAATGGGAGGTAGCCGAGCGACTACCTATTACAATTCGCACCCCTAAAAAGCTATAAAAGAATTATATAGTGATTATGCTTAATATAAAATTAAGGATATGTGTTATGTGATTTCTTGCTTTAGACTTTGTAAAAACTTTATGGTTCTTTTATCTTTTATAGGCCCATAACTATTTTTACTTTCACCTACATACTTAAAAGTAATTAACCACCCATTTGGTATTACTTTTAAGTTAATTATATGGTTTGCTATTCTTGTAACTCTTAATCGACTTATAAATACTACCACAACCCCAAAATGTAGAGCCATATTTTTTTAATTTTTTTTTATGACTATTTTGTACTGCTTGTTCTTTAATCAACAACTGATTAAATTTTAAGCAAACATATACTACAATACAACATTTAAGGATATATATGTGGACAGTTGAAGAAATAGACGAAATTATAATAACATTAAAAGACGCATATAGGGATATACTATACCAAAGAATGGAAGACCCCACGGAATACCTGATTAAAAAAATAAGAAAAGGTGATTTTTCAGCAGAATATCAAACGCCCGACCAAATCTTAAAGGATATTGATATGTGGCAAGGCAAAAAACTAGCACTCGAAAATGGGTGTAATCTTCATAGGATATGTAGATGAGTTTTATAACAACACTTTATGACCTATATCAATCTTTTGAGGACTCTTACGCTTTTAAGAAAGATGATACAAACCAAGAAATTAAAAAACTAAATCACCTAAACACTTTTTATGGGGCAATATCAAAGGGGTATCGTAAAGGTGTTGTAGGTTTAGGTTTTAATATTCAAAATCATTCAAGTAATCCAAATATAAATGACGAGTATGAAAAAATTATAAAAGATTGGAGTAGAAAATCGAATGACTCTAAAAACAGAAGTAATTGTGAGCTAACAGGCAGATATTTTTTTCAAGAAGCTCTCAGACAAATGGTTGATGAGTACGCAGTTCGTCAGGGTGGCTTTATAATCGCACACCACTATAATATGGCTTTTAAATATGGATACAAGTTTGAGATAATCCCTTTATCGGATATACAAGACTATACAGAAGACTCACAACATATCAAAAATGGATTTGTTTATAATTCAAACAGAGAGATAACACATATCTATATTAAAGACAAAAAACGCAACATAGGGTATAAAAAAGTACCATACGCTAATCTCACTTTAGTTATCAATAAGTGGGCAGATATTGACCAATATAGTGGTATGAGTCCACTACTCCGTTCAATGGAAGCTTTAGAATATATAGACAACTACAAAGCTAAAGAGATGGACGGAGCTGGTAGGAGAGCTAATACTCCATTCTTTATAAAAACGCCTAAATTTAAGGATATTTTCTCAGCAGTTAAGGCAAAACTATTATCTGGCACAACAACCGTAGATGAAGCAAGTTTGATAAAAGAAAACTTTGAGCTTAGAAGATTAGATAAAAAAGACATCAATAGTCAAGATATTGCCTACATAGATAGCGATGAGGACTTAATAGAAACAGGCAAAGGTATAATCACAATATACCCTGAAATGTACGCAAATGAGATAAAAAGTGCTAGTGCTTCAATAGGGCTTGATGCTTCAACTACTGCTGGAATGACACACTCTTCATATAACGCCGCACTAAAAGCAAGTCAATCAGAAGAGCAAGAGTATGCGATTATCGCACAAGAGATTGTTGAAAGTTGCTTAAGAGAGGTTGTGGGCATAAGGCTTTTTAGGGGGCTACTTATGGTAAACGCCTTTAGTGAGTCTGAAAAAATCAAAACATCTTTAGCAGATGGCGCTAAATCTTTTGATGACTATATTAGTTTAGAATTTATCCGTGCTGAAGTAGGGCATATAGACCCTGTAAAATCGGCTAAAGCAACAACAGAACACCTAAGTAATGGAACAACTACACATATCCGTGAGTTGTCAAAAAGAGGTATAGATATGGAAACTCATCTTAATGAGATTGAGAGATTTGAGTTAGCCAAGCTAGAAAAACTTAAAATGATAAAGGTAAAATACAAAGAAGCTGGGTTTGAATATAATCCAAATACAGAAAGCACAATAACTGATGAGGAGCTAGATGATGACGATAGCAAGTAGAGCGTTAGCAACTATATATAATGAGCCTATGGCTATTGATATGGGAACATTGACTCAATATGTAGGTATGCTAACAGAAGAAGCAAAAACGCCTATAAATGATGTTAAAGATGGTGTGAAATATGTGAAACAATACGGAGTAGCGTCTATCTTTATTGATGGAGCTATGAATAAAAAAGCAGAAGATGGACTATGCGTAAGTATCGCAGGATATGATGAAATCATAGCTTACATAGAGGACGCAGAGGAAGACAATACGGTAGATGACATTGTATTGATTGTCGATACTCCAGGTGGAACAGTAGCAGGTGTTGAAAATGTAGCAGTAGCAGTTGAAAATGCCAAAAAACCTATCACAGTTGTAGTAGATAATATGATGTGTAGTGGTGGTATGTGGGCTTTTGCTGGAGCAGATAAGATATACGCTACAAATACATCTGTTTTAGGCAGTATAGGTGTGATTGTATCATACACAACAGAAGAAGATGGCAAAAAACAGCACCATTTGGTGTCTAAAAATGCCCCAAATAAAAGATGTGATTTAGCTGATAGTAGTTGTATAGATAGAGTCCAAGAACAAATCAATACATTGGAAGATAAGTTTTATGAGCGTATGGTTAAAGCCTTTGGTAAAACTAGAGAAGAGATAAAAGCAGACTTTAAAGATGGAGCAGTAGAGTATGCTGATGTTCTATTGGAAAAAGGCTACTTAGATGGTATCGCTACATACCAAGAAGTATATAGAGATTTGGCAACAAAAACAGACACTTTGGCAACTATGCCACCACAGAGAAAAATAGTAAATTCAACAACGGAGAGTGAAATGGCACTAGATGAAAAAGCCATCGAGGATTTACAACAAACGGTGGCACAACTTCAAACAAGACAAGATGAGCTTCAAGCTGAAAATGAGCAGTTAAAAGCACAAGCAGAGGCACAATCGTTTATCTTTGGTATGGCTTCACAATACGGTATCACAGATAAAAAAGTGATTGATGAAGCAGTAAAAACTGGTAGTAAAGTAGAGGGCGAAAATGTACTATTGAGACATATCGCGTCTAATGGTTCAGTTGGTGGTGGAGTTGATGAGAACTCAGATGATGATACAGATGTAGAAGCATCTTTTAACCTAAATAACATATAGGAGTTTTAAATGGCAGACAGAATAGATGGTCTTGTAAATGGGTCTCAAAACCCTGAAACAGATAATAGACTGGTAGTAGCAAGTGGAGAGGGAGAACTCAAAAGAGGGCAACTCTTAAAACTAGATGATGGTAAACTTAAAAAGATAGCAACTGGAGATACCCCACATAGTATCTTAAGAGCTGGTGTTGATGCTACCGACGGAGATGCTCCGTGTTCATATTATATAAAAGGGGCTTTTAACGAGTCTTTTATTGACTATGGAGACGGTACAGCTGATGAGTTTAGAGAAAAACTAAGAGCAGTTGGCATAGATACATTTGAGCCAAACAGATAGGAGTTTTAGATGGCAGTAGAATTTAGCAGAGAAAGAGTAGCTCTCGTAGGAGCAGTAAATGAGACACAAAAAGTAGATACAAGTATCTTCAAACTGATGGTAGGTGGGGTTAAATACTTCAATACTGAAACAATCGAGTATGAAGTAAAAGACAACAAATCTAAAACAGCAGTATATAAATCATTTGGTGAAACAGCTGAAATTGTAGAAAGAAATGGAACTGATGTTGTAAGAGTGAAACCATACAAAATTAACAGAAGTGTAACCTTTTCTGAGATTGAAGCGTATCAAAGAGATTTTGGGGCAAACCCTTACGCAAATATTCAAAATATACAGTTTCACGCAACAAAAGAGGCATTATATGATTATTGCCGTGCTGGTGCTTTAAAAAGACAAAAGAAAATTGTAGCTGAGGTGCTTCAAAACCTAAATTTAGCAAAGCAAGGTGAATTTGCTGGAGCAGACTTCAATATTGATGTAGCAACATTTAAAACATCAAAAAGTGAAGATAAGTGGGATGAGGCAGACGCTCCTGTATTGGAAGACTTGAGAAAACTTAGAGCGTTATCAAAGGGTACTGTATACCTAATGAACTCCAATACATATAGCCAAATGCTGAGAAATGGAGACTTGTTTACAGCAGATAACTCAAATGGTACTCGTAGAAACTTTGATATAGACACAGCGTCTGATATAAATATTGAAGCTTATAGAGTAGGTAAAGTACTTGACCCGTTAGCAATGTGTGATGTGTATATTTGGGACAGCAAAGATGAAGATGAAACATATCTTGATGATGGGATTGTTGTTTGTTCTAAGCCAAATATACTACAAGGTATGTTTGGGGGCATCTACACTAGACCAAAACCAAATGCTGATGCCGTTGTCGTTGCTACTGAGTGGACAGTAGAAAAGGTTAGAATTGACAACCCTACAACAGATGCTCTTGTTTATAAGTCAGCCCCAATGTATGCTCCAAAAGGCACTAAGGCTATATCTGTACTTAAAGCGTACTAAGGAGTAAGTTGTGCCACTAGAAGATAAGATAAAAGAGTACATCTCCACTCAAACAGACAGAGTGGAGGAGGTAGTATCTCTACTCAATCTTGAAGAGCTAGAGCTAAAGCAAGATGGGGAACTCAAAAAGGCGTCTATTGACAAGATAAACGCCGTCATAGAGGGGCTTATGCCACTAGAAGATAAGGTAAAAGTAGAGCTTTTATGTAACCACGGTGGTATAACTGGTGTGGCTGAACTTCCAAAAAAAGAAGCAGAAAGCTTGATAAGTATAGGGTGGGCTAAAGTAATATGAAAAAACTGATAGCGAAAACGACTAATTTTATCAAAGAGCGTACAGGCATAGGAGATACAATCCTATATAATGGAACGCTCGAATTGACTTGTATGGTTGAGTATAATAAACTAAAAGAAGTCAAAAAAGATGATGAAATCGTTTCTACTATCATTTTTCATAGTGTAGAGCTTGATAACCCCCCAAGAATAGCTGATAGTATCATTTTTAACAATGATAGATACTCAGTAATCGAGTTCACTATCATTGGAGACAAATACGATATTCAAGCCGTAAAATCACAACATCAAAGAGGTAGATAGTGGAATTTTATGTCAATGGTGTAGATGTTTTTAAGGTGTTTCAGGACATGGCAACTTATGCCCCAAATATCGCACTTGAACAGATGTCTAAAGCTGGGAGTGAAGTACGAGAGCAACAAAGAAAAGCACTTAAAAGTACAACAGTCCATACAGTAACACGAGTTGGCAAAAATGGTAAAAAATATCTCGCAGATGCTGGAGCTTCACGAGCATTTGGAGCTAGAGAGGAAGATAATCAAGACGCAAATCCATCAAATATGGCTAGTTTTATCAATAGTTTTTTAATGGAGGGGCGTATGGTTATGGTTGTTAATGGTTCTCATAGAGCATTTAGACCTATACTTAGAAGAGATGGGGAGGTGATAGGCGTTGGAAACTTAGTGGGGGGTGTAAGCAAAGAGACTCACGCTATTTTACAAAGAATGAATGATAATAAAATCTTAAGCGATTATCCTATTCGTTCGCAACTCGCAACTAAAAAACAGATAGGTACACATTACGCTGATACAGGTAATTCGAGAGCCAAACCAAAGGTAGTAGAGTATCTAACTAAAGGCTACGAGAAAACAATGGAGAGAGTTATCAAAAAAAGTGAAAAACAAATAAAGGCTAAATTGTGAAAAATCAAAGCGAAATCGCACATTCCATAGCCCTTTATCTAAAAAGCAATCAAGATTATTTACAATTATTGTCAGATATGTATAATATTGGAGATATGGCATTTATGGCAAATATGGATACGCTGGGTAGTGGTTGTGATAAGCCAAACGCTACAAATGTGATATGTTTATCCGTAGGCGAAGACCCAAATAGTATAGATTATGCCGTAGCAGTTGAAGTGATAATCAAAAGAAAACGCTCAGATGCTAGGAACTTTGACATAACAGAGATAGATGGCGTTACAGTAGATAATACTATAATAGCGATGGACTTGTTTTTACAATTTATCCACAAAAAAGTAAAAGATTATATCCAAGGTGGTATAATTGTAGGCACAGATGTTTTAAAAGGTTGTCAAGTCGTACATACTCAAAATACACGCCCTTTGGGGGAAAATTTTGATGATATTTATGGCAAGGTATCTTTTAATTTTAACCAAAAAAAATGTCAATAAAGGAATAAGATGGGAGCAACGCTAAAGAGTATAAAAATGGCTCGTTGTAATGATGATGGGACAATAGTAGATAACCCCGTTGTTATTGATTTATGTGTAGAGTCTAGTGATGTAAAAATCGGATATAATTATGTAGATGTAAACTGCTTACTAAGCAAAACATCAGACAAAAAACAAGGTAGTTCAACAATAGATGGAAGTTTGACTTTTAACCTAAACAAACAAACAGCATATCTACTTCACTTGCTAGTCTTAGGGCAATATACATCAAAAGTTGATGACGCAACAGATGATTGGGCTGCTGATACAGAGTATCACCTTGGAGATAAAGTAAATCACTCAAACGATACACATACTCTCACTTGTACTAGAGTGAAAGATGATAGCAAATCAGGTAGTGATGAGCCTACAACAGAAGTAACAAACAGCACAAAGATAACACAAGACAATAATGTTACTTGGGCAATAACTCCACTTTTCAAAAAAACAGCTATTGAATTACAAGACACACCTATAAAGGTAGCAATTGAGTTTGGTATAGATGATGGTACAGGTGGAGATATATTCTATAAAAGATATGAAGCCGTCGAGTTTGTAAACCTACCAATAAGTGTTGAGAATACAGACAAAGTACCACAATATCAAGTCAATATTGTAGGAAACTCTTTTGTGGACAGTACAGACTCAGAGTGGACAACTCCACTAGATGGTATCGCTGGAGCTAAGATGGTTCATCTTGGTAGAGATTATTACTCAGCTAATACAGATGATACAACTACTTTAGCCCTTGATGGCAACTATGGGTGTGTTCAAAAGTTTGATTTAACTTTAGATAAGGGTGTTACAGTTAAAAAAGGGCTTAACAAATGTTCAATCTCAACAAGAGATATTAAAGCAGATGGGAATATAAGCCTTGATTTTACCGTAGAAGAGTATAAAAAATACAAAAATAACGAGAGCTTCACAGTTGATTTAAAAATCGCTGATGAGGGTTGTTATATTGAGTATGTGTTTGATACAGTAAAAGCAGAAACAGTTGACCCTGTAACACCAAGCAGAACAGAGGTGATGCTAGACCCACCAATATGGGCAGTTTCAAATCCTAAACTCGTTGGTGTAACAATCGTTTACCCTGAGTTTATGGCTGATGATGGTACTCTTGTAGAGTTTTAACATATAGTGGTAGCACTTAGCCATTCGGTGTTACCACTTCTAAAAGAATGGCTATTTTTAAGCACTTTATGGAGTGTTTAAAATATTATTAAAGGATTTAGAATGGCAAACAATAAAAGAGATACTTTGATAGTTATCGCAGAAGCATATAAAAAGATGGATATAGAGCTTACTGCTAAATTAGAAGAGATTTTAGGTGTTTATCCTGAAGTGGATTTTGAAGATTTTGATAGCGAATTTGGGCAAATCACAAGACGAAACATATTAAATATGGTTAGAAAACTGTATGATAAAAAAGATAAAAAAGTCAAAGATATTGAAAAACTTGTAAAAACTCAATCGTTACCCAAAGAGCTACAAGACGCACTAGATAAAGTAGGCAATACCCCTATGGACGAGCCAGAGATAGCAGACAAGACATTGTCTGATATTGACCGTATAAAAGTCATAGAAGAAAAAACGGGAACAAAAGAAGCAGATTGGGATAGAGATATTTATGACAAATTCTGTGGAATGGTTACATATAAGGTGACAAGCTTTCTTAATGAAAAACAAGAAGTGAAAATAACTCCTATTGGGGAAAAGTTCGGTCTCGTGTCTCGCGAAGAGATAGCCAAAATCCAAAAAGCAACAAAAGGCATAGCCGAAGACGACCACGAAGAAGTTAAAAAAGCTATTTTAGGAGTTTTAAGAAAAAATAGACCAGAACTACTTAAAGGTGCCACAGAATGGGAACAAGAGTACATTACATTATTGGTTCGCTCTCAAATACATAAAACTCTAGCAAACTTTATTAAGGGTTTTTAGTAAAGCTTGTTGAGTGGGAATTTGACAAGCAGAGAGCCAAAAGGGTAAGTGATTTATTCAAGAGTCGTCCAAATCTAAGCGAAATGGTAGAAGATAGACTCTTGTACCACAACTTAGAGATGGACGACTACACAGAGTTTCTCAAAGATTTTATCCCCCTTTTTGGGGAAAAAGTGCCTGAATTTATACTTGAATTATTTAGGGATTTAAAAAAAATCTTTTCAGTGGGCAGTAATGGTTTTGGTGGTACAATAAATGAAACGGTTTTAGATGGTATCCACTATATGGAATATCTTGGATATGATGGAGATACAATAGAGCCTTATGTTAGGCTTTATAGAGATAGATTAAATGACAGTTTAAGAGAGAGTTAATGAGTACAGTTAAGTTTACAATCAAAGGCGATACGAGTGATTTTACTTCCAAGATGGAAGCCTTAAAAAAGCAATATCGTGATACTCTTAAATCTATCTCTAAAAACAATGATGACTTACTAAAAAAACAACAACAACTTACAGCAGAGAGAAATATACAAACAACCCTTACTCCCAGAACAGAAGAGATGAAACTTAGTAATGAGCGTATATCCCAACTCAACAGGGAGCTAAGGGCATTAAAGGCACTCTCAGCTGAACTAGACGCAAACAAAAGACGCATTAGCTCCCTTGTAAATGTAGAAAAAGAACAGCTAAATATAAATAAACAAGTATCCCAAAGCTTTGAACTTATGGGGCAAAATATTCTTACTACAATTCGTAGGATTACTCCACTTATTAGTGGGCTATACCTTTTAAAAAGTGCTTATGACAAAACACTGGGTGTAGGGTTTGATTTTAATAAGGTTATAGAAGCTGAAACAATGGGGCTTAAACTCTTGGTAGTCCAAAACTTAGCCAATATAGACGCTAAAGGCAAAGCTCTAACCTTACAAGAGAAGTACAACATAGCTCAAAAAGAGTCTGTAAAAATGATGGAGAAAATCAAAAACATCAACCCTGAAACTCCGTATAATTTAGCAGATACAGTAAAAGTATATAAAGCACTATATCCACAGTTAATAAGATATGGTGCTACTATGGACGATATAGCAGAGATAACCAAAAAGTTTACAATTATAGCCAAAGTAAACAACTTGGAAGTGGATCAATTTATCCGTACAGTCGATACAGCCTTTACAGGCAATATGGCACAATCTCAGCTTAAAAATGTACTCGAGAGAATGGGGCTTGACAACAAATCCATAGAAGAAGCCATAAAAAACGGGCAATTATTATCAATAATCAAGGATAAATTTAAAGAAGTAAATGAGGAGATGTTAGGACTAAAACAAACTTGGGCTAACGCGTCATCAGCTTTTACTACAAATTGGCAAACTCTTTGGGGGCAACTACAAAAACCTATGTTTGAAGCTCAAATTAAAGGGGTACAAACTCTAAATGAAGTTATGAAAAACAATATGGATACAATCAAAGAGAGTATCTTGCTATTTAGAGATTTGGTAGTTGAGGTCTTAGGACTGTATAGTGCTTCAAAATTACTATCAACAGTTCAATTATCACAATCTACGCTTAGTTTTGGTGGGTCGCTATCCTTAGCAAAAACAAAAATAACAGATTTAAGCAAAGCTATGTGGACTTTCACAAAGTCAAATCCGTTACTTGTAGCTATGGGTGTGGCTATGACTGCTTATGAATGGGCTACACATAAAGCAAGAGTGGAACAAAACAAGCTAAATGCCGTAATGGAAACATCACTCAAGACAATATCGGAGATGTCAAAGCTACAAGCACAAGCAACTCTCGTTACTACTCAAGACGCACTTGGAAATGAAAGAAAAAAACTTAAAGAGTTATACAACCAAAATGACGCATTATATGTCCAATATGGAAGAAGAACACAAAGCAATATTTTAGTTGAAGCTGAGATAGAAAAACAAAAAGAGGTTATCTCTAAGGTTGAAGAGAAAATACAACTATTAAATGATGTAATCGCTGGTAAAAAAATATCATTAGATACAACAGATAAATTAAATTTTAAAACAGCCGATTTGAAAGACAATGTAGCAAAAACAGCAGATGAAGCTCAAAGATTATCACAAAATCTTATTCAATCGCTAATGGCACTACATAGAACACAGCGAGATATGGCAGTATTTAGTGGCAGTATGTTAGATGAGCAAAGAAAGATACTAGATGCCAAAGAGAAACTGGATAATGCTAGTAAAAATTTCACAAAAATAGCTATAAGTGGAGATGTAAAAAGCCCAGAATATCACGAAGCATCAACAGCATTATTACAGGCTCAAATAGGGTACAAAAAAACACTCCTTGAGATAGACAAGCAAAAAGCAAACCTAACAGCTCAAATAACAGAAAATGAGTTTAATCTTTACGCAAATACACTCAAAGGGGCAAATAAAACTAAAGCAGAGGTTGAGTTCGTAAACTCCAAAATAGCAACTCAACAAAATTTAATAAACGGGTTACAACAAGGCTCAATCAAGTATTTATCAGCAGTTAAAGATTTGGACGATTTAAGAATACAAAAACAATCTCTTTTAAACTCACTCAAAAAAGATGAGGTAGGGCATACCAAAAAAACAGCAACCCATACAGCCAAAGCAGTTAAAGACACAAACGAGCTATACAAAGAATACCTAAAAATAACAGGACAACAAGCAAAATTAAAAGAGATAAACACGCAAGAAACTCTAAATAAATTCACAAAAGCAGGGTATAGCAAAAAGCAGATAGCTGAACTTAAAAAGGCACTTGGCAAAGTCAATAAAGAAGTCACGCTAGACTTCGCTACTCAATTTAAAAATATGTTTGACAGCCTACTCAAAGGCGATATAGCTGGAGCAGTTAAAGGGCTTTTTAATGGGATAAGTCAAGATTTACTTGCCGAGCCTATAAAAGCACTTTCTACTAAGTTAAGTGGTATGACTACGGATTTATTTGGAAAGATAGGGAAATCTTTTGGTAGTTCAGATGGTGGAATGCTTAGTGGTATGTTTGGTCAGGCTCTTGGTGGGTTAGCTTTGGGGGGTATAGGTTCTCTACTTGGCAATGTACTCGATGGTTGGCTAAACCAAGAAGAAACACCACCTGAGCTAGAGTCTATACACTTAACATCTGAGAGTATGGCAAAATCTTTAGACTTTATAAAAAACGCTCAAAATCCTTTATTGAGTTACACGAAAAAGCAAACAGAATACTTATCGATAATCGCCCAATCATTTGGGAATATTGGTAATTCTATGTTAGCAAGTGGGATTGATTTCGGTGGGCAATTCTACCAAGGTTCATCAAAAGGGGGTGTCTTTAGTTCAAAAACTTACGAGTTGTATGGTACTAGCGTGGACTTTGAAGCTGTTAAAATGTCAGACGCAATAGCTGGTGAGTGGACGGCTTACAGCGATGAAGTTATCAAAAAAACTTATGATAGTTGGGTTAAGCATAAAGTTTCGTATAGTCACAACAAAACAGACATCTCGGATTTAATCGCTAGGGATATGGCAAAAGCTACTTCATCTATGTTTGAGAGCATAATAGCGAGTGCCAACTTGCTAGACTTGAGTTTAACTAAATCTTTTACTTTCGAGAAGTTTAAAGAAGTACCTAAAACTATCCAATTATATGGATTAGCTATCCAACAAGGTATGGAAACGGTATCTGATGGTTTTACGACAGAAGTCCAAAGCTTACTAGATGAAACTATTGATTTAGGGAAGATAGATACATCTGGAATGACTGGGACAGAGATAGCCCAAGCAATAGAAGAGAGATTTGGAGCAGAGTTTGATGCCATTGTAGGTAAATACTTTGGTGACGAGCTGTACGAGTTTCAAAAAGCAGGGGAAGGACTTGCTGAGACTTTAAATAGAGTATCAGTGACCTTTGAACAGACATCATATCAGTTAGGGCAAATTGGGCAACAGGTATCTTGGCAAAATGCCAATTATCTAGTAGATGCTTCTGGTGGAATGGAAGACTTTAACAGCTTATGGGGTAGTTACATAGATAATTACTATACAGATGTTGAGAAGTGGGCTATGAAGCAGAAAATGTTGTCCGATAGCTTTGCTCAGTTAGGGGTCCAAATGCCTGAAACAAAATCAGACTTTAGGCATCTTATAGAGTCTTTTGATGTTACAGACAAGGCAAGTGCTGAACTATACGCTTCACTCCTTCAATTAGCACCTGCTTTTGATGAGGTTACAAGCAGTACAAATGGTGGACTACAATCGTTACTAGAGTGGAAAAAGAAAGTATTGGACGAGATTAATGGTTTCTGGTCTAGCGATTTAAGTTACCTTAATAGTATAGAAAAAATAAAAAAACTTGATACTATTTCTAGTCAGCAAATAGCTACTGGACAAACTGATGATGCCTTTCAAAGCTTGAAAGATAAACTATCCTACGAGAAAAAAGTAAGTAGTAGTAGAGAAGATTATGCTTTTAACGCAGCTGAGTATCTTTACAAAATCAAAAATTTAGATGAGCCTACTGCTACAATAGATGATATAGTTTTATCATTATCGGAGCTAAAAACATTAATAAAAGAGGCATCTGATACTAATGTAGAAGTAAACAAAGAAGTGGCTGACGCAATAGTATCATCTAATTATACTCTCTAGTAAAGGAATTGATATGACAATAAGTAAAATAGTAGAGGCGACATTGGTTGACTCTACTGGTATTATAGACAATACAGGAACATACTCTCCTAGTATGCGGAAATTTACAAAGGGGCAGGAACTTATAAATAAAGAAGGGGATATATCTATTTATAAAAGGGCAGGAGACGAGATTACTATCCCCGACTACGATAGTGACAAGACAGACTATGAATTGTATGATTTGGTGTGGAAAGACGGGAAGACACAATGGGTCACCAACACTTCTGGGGTAGAAATAAAACAGCCTGAAGAGTATGACGATACTGATACATCGTATAATGCGTCAGACTGGGGAGAACGCTATATGAAACTATCTGATATGGTAACTAGAGATGATGGTAATTTTGATTTTAATTTTCTTGTTAAGTTACAAAAAGACGGTGATGATACTTATTTAATTGCTCATAAAGACACTGCCGACACAGACAAAATAACCTGGATAACAGGAAGGCTAATAAAGGACGATACAGAGTATGGTGATGATGATTTTTATGTAAAAACTTCTGATACTACTTTTCACTGGATAGACGGAGATGGGGAGAGTAGAACTACATTAGGGTTCATAGAGGATACTGATAGTTTAGCCGTAGGGGATTTGTTTTTTATATATAATACAGAAGTTGAGACACAAACAGAATTAGAAAAGAAAGACTATGGATATGTTATTGAGATAAGCGACGAGATAGAAGATGGCAGATACAAATACTATGTATATGTAATAGAGGATAGTGACACTAGTCATAAAATATATTATAGAGATGGGGCAGCATATGCTCTAATAACTTCCGTTGATGGTACTACCCCTAAGACAGAGGTTCATAGTGATTTCAATTTTTATCCGAAACATATGATAAAAAGAGGGGACGATTTATATATAAGAACCAATATAGATGTAGATATTGAATATAAAGATGTAGATGATGTGGTATTTAAAGAATTAGAAAGTATAGATGAAATACCTTGGGATTGGGTGTTCTATAAGCCTACACAAGAGTATGCCCCTTTCGATAACAAGAAATATACATATCTTGAGGGGGCTAGTGATGTAACTTATACTGTATTATCAAATAGTAGCTTTGATGTCGTAGCTTTAAATGGGTTAATCGCAAGTAAAGTAACAGTAGAAGTTTATAATAGTGATGGTAACACTGTCGAAGTTAAGAGCGTTATCCCAAAATGTAAAAGTAAACTTTCTGGAAAATACAAAGTATCTCAAGGGATTGCTATTGTATATTTATTAGATACTTACCCCGAGGATACCAAAATAAAAATCACAATAACTACCCTTGATGGTTATCTTCGGGTAGGTGGTGGATACTTAGGAGACAAAGTTGTTGTTGGGTTTACTAACTTGAACTTTAATAACAAGTGTAAAAATTTTGGCTTTTTTGAGCAAGATAAATTTGGTAACATCGTAACAGCAGAGGGAGCTAAGATACGGATTTTTACTGGGTCGGCTGACATTGAACTTGTTAATTATGATGATGTGTTTTCTGCCTTATTAGATGTTATAGATAAGAAAGTAATTATTGATGGTACAGATAATTTTAGCAATACTACCCCTGACAGTATGGCGTTTTTCCAGAGTACAATGATGATAGGGAGAACAAGAAGTATAGACCAAAAAACAGTATTACGAAATAGTAGTTTGTCAGAAATGGCTACATATAATTTTACATTTGAGGAGGATATTTAGATGCTAGAGTTCCCTAAGAGCCTACCTTGTATCTTACAAGACAACTTTAAAAATAGGCATAATTTCAAACACTACTTAGGAGGAAACTCTCACTTATTTAAAGGAGAGATTGACTTTCAGATAATTTTAAAAGATGACACAGATAGGGCTATCTATAAATCTTTTATACAAGATGTTTTAAAAACAAAAGACAAGAGATTTTTATTAAATATACCATTATGGGGAAGTACACTAGGTATTGTGGAACTAATAAGTGACAATATCGAAACCCTTGATTTTAAAGGCACTACTAGCAAGGTCTCGATGGTAGTAAAAGAGCCTTATTGGGGGGATTATGATTTTATAATGAGGATTGAAGCTCACGACAAAACCACAGAATATGCGTGGGTTTTCGGAACAGATAATAAAAACGATGTAGAAGTTATTATTTTTGGGGATACAAATAAAGTAGTTACAGATGGGTTCGATACCCACGATGATGACTCTAATACGGATTATCGGTCTATAATAATGGTAGGGGATTGCTACATTATAGGTAAAAATATAGTATATCATTTTATAGATTTTACAGATGATGATATGGATACTTCAATCCCAAAAATAATCCATATAGACAAGAGCGATAGACTTATATATGGTGGATATATGTTTTATAATGCTACTGGTTGTGAAGAAATTCATATAGCACCTGGGTGCTTTGATAATATAGCTAATAATTTTAATGACTTTACTTGTATGGCATATAATACAACCTCACTAAAATATATATCACCGTGGAGGCTATCTGAGGGGGCTATTGCGCGGAATATTTTCTCCTATTCGGGCATCGATTATGTCCCAGATATGTTGTGGGGAAATGCTGTGACTATAGCTGGGATATTTGAGTTCTCAAAAGTTACAAAAATACCTGATTTACACTTAACTAAATGTTCCTCTGCCAGTTATGCTTTTGCTAATTGTCCACTAAGTGGTGAACAAGGGGAGATACACTTGTATGATATAGGACACGCAGTCTCTTTGACTTATATGTTTTATGAGTGTAATCAGGAGGAATTTCAGGCAAAAATAATAGCTCACGATGTAATGGTAGACTGCGACTCAATGTTTATGAGTTCGAGTATTGGGGGACTCCACTTTGATGCTAAAATCACAAACGCACATCGAATGTTTGAAGGTTGTGATAATATTAGTTGTATATCTGGTAGGCTAGACACAACAGGTGCTGACGATAAAGAAGATATGTTTAAAGACTGTGACAACCTTGATACTCCAAATAGTGATGACCAAGACGCACTAATGTCAGATGATGGTGCTGACTGGACAAATGATAGTTGTTCTTAATATGAAAAAAGATTATTGTAGTCATTTCCCAGAGACTTGGGAGGATATAGAGATAGGACAATCGTGCTGTAAAAGGCACGATAATGAAGTTGGACAAGCAGGGACATATAACCCTATAACACCACATATCAATTTCTTTAAATGTTTAAGAAACAAAGGTATATCACTTCCAAGTACAATTATGATAACATTTGGAGGTACACTTTTTAGTTTTATTAAGTTGCCTTATCTGTACCACAAAAAGTACAAGTACAGACATAGTCCAAACTGGGATGGGATTATAAAAGGATAGATTATGGGGAGTATATTGTGTTAATACTAATCATATCAATAGCTACAATCTTTACTTTTAAAGATGAATTATAGAATAAGGAGAAACAATGGCAGTAGTAGAGATAGAAGTAACTGAAGAGATGACACTCTCAGTTACTTCAAATAAAATTAAAGTCTATAAAGGGACAAACGACCCTGAAGAAACAGATGTAAACAAAGATGATATTCTGAAATTGAAAGGCGTTATTCTCGTTCAAAACACGGGGAATACACCTTTTAAACTAAACAAGGTTGAACCAGCTCACGGTTTACAGGGTATGAAATGCTCTGTTGGGGATTTAATTCAATACCCATCTACCAGAGATGAGTATATGATGATACCCGATACTTTTAGTGTTCAGATGCTAGTAGATAAAGAGGTATAATATGGGAAGATTTATCAATTTAGGGGCTGTGAGTACGCAAACGGTATTCCCCTCTACAAGTAATTTCGTAGTTAAAAATGTTGGTAATGGTGGCGACTTTGAGGACGTTACAAGTGCTTTAGAATGGGTAGTAAGTGAGGGGAACAGATATAACTCTGGAATAATTTTACATCTGTCCGAAGATACACATACTCTCCATTTGACAGATAAATTAGCAAAAAATATCGCACCCGCTGCCTACTTAGCAGACCCAACAGAGGACTTAACTATCTCTCATATTAATGTTGTTTTTGCTGGTACAGGGGATAATACTAAATTAGTATTTGGTGACGAAATCCACTCAGCTAAATTCTTTAATTGCTCAATAGGTTATGCTAATATAAGCCTGGATGTTGAAGGAGATGATAAAATCGAGATAGATTATATACATTCAATAGTCACTATTGAAGCAGCTAGTAAGACAACAAGCATACTTCACTACCTTATAGATAGTACAATGAATATATTTGCTGAGTTCGAATATACAAAAGGTAACGAGACTTATGCCCTTACTACTTATGGTACTGGTAGGTATATGGATATTATGGGACTAACATCATTCGCAGGAGACGACCCTGTTAAGTTCCGAACTGGTTTCGGTGGGGGAATACATCTCGCTAAAAGCTATGGAGATGCTGTTCTAATGTATGGTGCTAGAGATAATACATACTCAGTAGATGGTGGATATGTTGTTAATACAAGTATGCGAAATAGCAGACCAATGACCCCATTGTATAACAATTCCGATACTGATGGGAGACCAACTTATCCAATAAAAGGCACACCGTGGTTTGACACAGAAATTGGTAAGCCAATTTGGTGTAAAACAGAAAAAGACGGTGATAATGATGCGGTATGGGTAGATGCGAACGGGGAGGAAGTATAATGACTATTTTTAACAAAATAAAACACAAACTACAATCAGAAGTACAATCTGATGTCTCAGGGTCAGGATTTACACAGCAACCTTTTGATATGAATAACGAGAATACTCAAGACTCCATCTACACATCAGATGGAGAGATAAAAGAGGAAAGAAAAGTTAATCTACTAAAGTCTCTTATTTTAAAATTTAAAGATTACAATAGTGGGCTAACAGTTAAAGGAGCTGGAGATAGTTCAGGATATATTGGAGTAAAAAACAAACATAACTCTTTCCTTATCTATACATTTAAAAGTGCTTTACAGTTTTGGAGTTCTCAAGCCAAGAAAGAGTTTCTCAAGTATTTTGTAGAAACTGATAAGCTAGAGGTGAATTCAGGAGCTAGGATTAAAGGCAAGATTTATGACGCCAACACAAATAAATCTTTGGCTAATGCTAATATCGAAACAGACAAAGATGGTAAACTTGTTTTAGTAGAAAAAAGTGGGGCAACTACACCTGATAGTGGTTGGATAAGCCTTAAAGAGTATCTAACTAACGATTGGGTAGAGTTTGGTGCTGGATATGAAGTTGAATATAGAATTATAGGTAAAGTAGTCTATATTAGGGGCTTAGTTAAACACGGAACAGCTAAAGCAATATTTAAAGATTTACCTAAGGATATTATTCCACCTAAAAAGCTGTATTTTGCTAATGCGATAAGCAATAAAAATGTCCACGGAAATGACAACTTAGCTTTAGTTATAGGTAGTCACGGAGTAATAGAGAGTAGAAAATATAGCAAAGAATGGACAAGTGTAGCTTGTTCTTACATATTAGATTAAAGGTATAAAAATGGTAAGTGATTTTTTACAAGAAATTATAGACGGTAAATTGAGAGTTATTGACCCAAAAACTTTAAGTTCTCAGTGTAGGAGCGTATCAAGTGCTATCCCTAATATGTGTTTAGGGGAACTTAAAAAAGATGTTATAGAGTACGCAGAAATTGAGCCTACAAAAGGAAGTTATGTTGTAGATAATGGATTAAGGCTAAATAGATACAAAAACCCTGATGTATGCTCAACGCCGTGGGGGCTAGAGATGGACGGCGAACAGATTGTGTCTATCGATTACAGTAAGAGTTATATCTATTATTTTGACGAGAATAGCGTTTTAGTTCGTGGGTATAGGGTAGATGAGAATAGTGACAATAGGTCGTGTATAAGTGCCACATTTAACGATACTCATATTTTTGTGGGGACATATTACAATAGGTTCTTGGCAATCGATAAAGATACTGGTGATGTAGCTTGGGAGTTTGGAAAATACAATTCGAGAGGTAAATGTTCCGATAATAAGATTGGTAAAGTTTACAACTTAGGCATAGCCCCAAATGGCAATGTTTTGGTACTTACTTACGATGGTGCTGGAGATGCCAATAGATACTATGGTACACTTGAGGAGTTTGATACTGATGGAAAATGGATTAAAACTCTTCTCGAAAATAAAGGCTCTGGACTTGGCTCAAACTTAGAGACTTACAACCCTAAAGCTATCCAAGTTATAGATGATGTTATATATGTAGGCAAAAATAATGAGATAGATGTATTTTCTTATGATGAAGATGATGGGTTAGCTTACATAAAAACAATCAGGAAACCTGCTAGTGCTGGAGTTGATGATTTAGATTTGTCTGATTTTACATTAAAAGGCGACTTGCTCTATGTACTATCTAACAATATGAGAAAAGTTATAGGCTTTAATGTGATTACTGGTAATGTAGAGTTTAGTGCTGGAGCATTTAGTTATGAGGCAGGTTCAGATATCCCACACAGGGGGAACGGATTAAATTCCCCTAAAAATTTGGTTGTAAAAGATGATGGTCGAATGTATGTATCGGACTACTCAAACTATAATATTATTGAGATATTTAAAGATGACTATATCCACCCTGATTATCCAATACCTGAAAATATAGAAATCCTTTACAGTTCAGTTACAAGAAACGAAGAAACTAAGATGTTTGATGTTCCAGTAGGTGAAGAGCCACCGACCCTACACTTGACATATAGGCTAAAATAATGAAGCAGTTTGGTTTATTTTTATTGGCTTTTGTGCTCGTATTTATTTTAACCCCTTTTGTAATAACATTTGGGGTTATAGCTAGGACACTAAAGGGATTACCTATAAAAGAGTACCTAGAAATATCAGCTATCGGGCTTGACCAAGCAGGTGGCTCTGTAATTTATGGCAAAGAGAACTATACAATATCATCTTATACGCACTACTTATGTAGATATGAGGGTACAAAATGTTGGTTTGAGAAGTTTATAGACTTCTTTTTTGGGAAAGAGCATTGTAGGAACTCTTTTGAATGGGAAATTAAAAAAGATAAGTTAGACTTATCTAATATAGAAAAGGATTATGATGAACGAGAATGAGTATATTGTAGCTTTTACAATATTTTTAGCCAATCTAGCAGGAGTTTTAACATACTTAGGTGTACCAATAGAGCCTTTTAGCTTGTTGGCATTTTTAATTATGATAGACTTCATTACTGGAGTTTGGAAAGCACACAGTTTAGGGGTAGAAGTTACATCAAACAAGGCTAAATACGGTGTATTAAGTAAGTTTAGCTTACTAATTATCCCAATAGTTATGGGGGCAGGAGCAAGAGCTTTAGGGCAAAATAGTACAGAGTTTTTCGTGTATGGGCTTAATTTACTAATTGTAAGTGAAGTTTATAGTACGATAGGGAATATTTACAGCTTACGGACAAAGCAAGAGTTACCTGAGTGGGACGCTATTTCTCTCATTGGGAAGAAGATGAGAGATATGTTTGGTGTAAAAAAATGATAACTTATAAAATAGCAAGATGGCTTTTTGATAGATTTGTATCGAGCAAATATAAGGCTATACTATGGGCAGGGGTTAAGTATCTACTCTCTTACATAAAAGGTAAAAAATGATTATAGACATAAAGAAAATACTAAAAAACCCAATGGTATTGATTACAATCATTGGGGGAGTGTTCGGCTCTGGGGCGTGGTTCTATATTGGGCATCTAAAAAGCACGGTTGATTTAATCAAGCAACAAGCTCAAGATGTTGTTATAGAAACTGGAACAGATGAGATTAGCTTTTATGCTAATAAAAGAATAAAGGAAATAGATGAGATTAATGTTACTAGCAACAATAACACTATTAGCTTTGACAGCTTGTTCGAGTAGTCCAGCGTTTCAGCCTGAACCAATCCAATATACCCCACATAAACTAAAAAACTGTGGGGCATTCTCCTATGAGATAAAAGATGGCAAAATGATTTTGGACGAAAAAACGGCTAAATGTTTACAAAATAATCTTGTAGTATGCTGTAAGGATAAAAAGGCTTTACAAACAGCAAATGAAGCGAACATTAGGATAATAAATATCTTAGAGAGAGATATTTTTGGTGGGTTATAAAGGAGTACAAAATTGAAAAGTTGGACAAAATCATACTCGTGGTGGTCGTTATGCTAGAGTGGCAAAATATCGCTACATTGTGGAGTAAAATTAAAGGGATAGTTGTTAAGTCTGGACAGACGATTATCGCCAAAGTATCGTCAAAGCAGAGTGTAAAAACTGAGATAATTTTTGCTTGTTATGAAGCAGGGATTACGAACGAGAATGCTATCAAGTATGTGTTAGCAACGGTTGAACACGAAACAGCAGGGACATTCAAACCCGTCAAAGAGGCATATTGGCTATCGGAAGAGTGGAGAAAAAAACACTTGAGATACTATCCTTTCTATGGTAGGGGATATGTTCAAATTACCTGGGAAAAGAACTATAAGAAGTTTAGTAAAATTGTAGGTAAAGATTTGGTTAAAAATCCAGATTTAGCGTTATCTCACAATGTTGCCCTAAAAATCTTAGTGATTGGAATGAGAGACGGACTTTTTACAGGTCGTAAGCTAAGCAGATATTTTAATCAAGATAGATGCGACTTTGTAAATGCTAGACGGATAATTAACGGCACGGATAAAGCCCAACATATCGCCGAATTAGCTAAGAAGATGAAAGTTTTTTAGGCTTCCATCTTTTTAATCTTCTTCTTGAGTATATTGATTAGCCGTTGTAGATACTCTACACTAAATTTTTGAGTAGCCGTATGGCTCTCTAACCACTCCACTTTTTTTAGTCCGATTTTCTGTATAAGCGATATTCTATACTCTGCTAAGTTTCCACTTTTATAGTTATTACAGATAGAACACTGTTTATGGCAATTTAGCACATTAAATCTCAAAGATGGACGACGCCCCACGGGGATATAATGCCCTGCGTGGAATTGCCTATTATTTATACACCCACAAGAGATACACGGCTTTTCTTTATCTCTTAGCCGTATATACTTATTAAAAAGCGTTTGAGCTTGTTTTGTCAAGTAGCTTTTATCCCCCTGATTAAGCTCTTTTTTTGCTTTTCGGACTTTTTTCTGTTTTTGTTTTTTAACATACTCTAATGAGCAGTCGTAAGAGCAAGTGAGATGAGCCATATTGTGCTTCTCGTACTCACTCTTACAAATCTTACATTTTGCTTTTTTAGGATATGCCATTATTTTCTCTTTTTAGTATAAGCTTTCCATTGTATCTCAAACATATAGTTTTGAGATATACAATCTTGTGGAATACCTACAAAGCTCTCATTTTTTGTGCGAGTTCGATAGCAACTCTCAGCCCTATCGCACCCTACCCCTGAGCATTCGGCAAACTGATGCCATCTCAAATCATCTTTATTGAGGGGGTCTAAATCCTTGATATTTAGTAAATTATATACGCAATGTAACGCACTCTCAATATCCACAGTTTTAGCGTATTGGTAATATGGGATATCTCCAAATTTCCCCAAAACTAAAATCTCTTTCTCTTTCTTTAAGAGATGCCACACTTGACACCCCCTCTCTATTTTACATATTTCCATATACTGCCCCTAATGTTCCTATCACCAAAGCACTTAATGTGCCAAATATAACAAAAATATTATACATTCCTATCCTTTTATGTACCCGATTGAGCCTATGACTCTATTTTTTATCTTTTTCAAATCGGGTTGAGTAGCTACTAACTCTCGAGCCTTTAGCCACTCTCCTATGCTTATATCTTGATGTGTGGCATACCCGTTGATAGCCACATTCACAATCTGCTCTTTTGTCATTTTTCTGTATTCTCCTTCCAAAATTCAAAAAGTTTTTGAGCCACTTCCTGACTCTTAGTAATTAGTTCTTTTTTCTCTTGATATGCTTTAATATCTCGCTTTTTTAATTCGAGCATAGATATTGTGTAATTAGCTATAAACCTATCTAGCTTTTGTTGTTTGATTTGCCCCGTTGGTTTCATTAATCTGATTAACTCCATAGAGAATATCAAAAAGCTTATATTCTCGTTTAAAACTTCTCTAATCTCATCTGTTTCTAGTCTCTTAATTTTCCCTAAAAGCACTTTATCTACGCTTCTAGTGAGTGTAAAACTTCGTGCCACCCTATGGGCTGTGAATACTATCGGGGGAACACGATTATCATCTTCTAGAGAGGTATCAAGATAGCTAACTGCTATATGATACATCAAAAAAGTAAATTCATTTTGTGTTAATTTCTCCATTTTTGACTCCTAAAATGGTATTTCATCATCTGAGATGTCAATATCGGGGATACTTGTCTCAGGGGTTTGAGTGTATCCATTCTCCTGCTGAGGTGTGGGGGTTTGGGGGTTGGCTTTGGGGGTATTACTCTCTTTACAGTCTAAAAACTCAAACTCTTTTATAGTTACAGAGTGCTTTGATTTTTTTTGCCCTTGTTGGTCCGTCCAGGTCTCTAACTTTAAATCCCCTCTTACGAAAAGCTTTGAGCCTTTCTTTGTGTATTGATTTAGTGTTTCGGCTTGTCTGCCAAATGCTGTTGCTGAGATAAAACAAGTATCTTCTCTTTGCTCCCCTGCTTGTGTCTTATACTTACTACTTGATACAACAGAGAAACTAGCGATTGCTGTTCCCCCTTGAGTATATCTTATCTCTATATCTGATGAGAGTCTAACGACTCCATTTATCTGTAAAAGTGCCATCTTTAATCCTTTTTATTTTTTATCTAAGATTTCAATGGCACTAGCTATAACAGTAAAAATACTAAGTATAGAAAAAAACATTGAAATCTTAGGGAACACAGTTTCCCCAACAACATCTGCTGTGTATCCAAACCCTAAGGATAGAATAATCCCACTAACTAAAACTATGTAATGCTTCATAGTTCCCCCTTTAATTCTCTCATTTTACTCTCCATATCAATCAGCTCTTGATATGTTTCAAATCTTGGCAATCTTCTAAAAGTTATACTCTTAAGTTTTATCATAGTATTAACTTTTGTTAGATTGTATTTTATTTTGCGATTTATCGCTCTAGGTTGTAGCCCTTTTTGAATAGTAAAATATTCCCAAAGTATCTGGATATTTTTGCTGTGTTGCTTAATTCTCCAAATGTATTCACCGTGTCCTGTTGCTAAATCACCGCCCCCTATCTCTTTGATAAAATCAAACAGCATCGGCTGTCTCTCTCTCATAGAGACAAAGTAGCCCTTAGTTCTACCCACAGCACTAGCCGAACTATACAGCCCGTCGGCTTGATATGTTTTAGTTTCGACCTTTTTTGTTTCAGTTCTTAGGGGTTGCTTGTTTCCAAATGCGTCGATAGCAAATGGGAAGTTGGAGTGGTCGTAAGGTATGTAGCTCATTCCATTTCTCCTAATAAAAACTCTTGAAGAGCAATAGCATTATTAACTTGTTGTAAATACTCATTTAACGACTGAATAACATTATAATTTCCTACTCTATCGTTTTGTAATTCCTTTAAATCCATAGCTATTTCGCTATACAGTTTTTTCCCACTCTCTATCTTTGTGTAAGTTGCCTCATAGTGAGTTAGTAGCTTCAACTCTTTAGGGGCTATCCCATATAAATACATTGTAGATTTAATAGATAGTTTTTCTATCTCTTTCATATCTATTCTACTCATACAATACTCCTATAATCCCAGAGACTATAATAAATATTAATAAATCCACTAAAATCTCAGTAGCGTCCCATTTGCCACGATAATTTTTGTATCCTAAAAATTTTAACATTTTTGCCTTTCCAGCATTTTCTTAAAGGGGAGATTGTGAAGTGCTGAAGTTCTACATCTCGACTAAGCCCTTAAAGAGTGGGTGAAGATGTAAGGACTTCAGCGACCCGTTGGCTCACCCACTTTTTAAAAGCTTTTTGTATTATACCTAAAGTGAAGTTAATCACTCATTTTTTCTAGCATCTTATCAAAATAAAGCTCGTCTCTTGATGGAAATTTTGGGATTGAGACGCCTTTAGCTCCAAATGCTTTCGTTATTACATCTATAAAAGCATCATACTCATCTTTTTTTAGCTGAGTAGATGATTTTTTATTATATAGGGCTTTGATTGTAGGCTTAAAAACAAGCTCGACAACTTTCATCATATCCCAACTTGTATCAAGCTTGATGACTCTTGGGATTGATAACCCGTGGGCGTTGAGCCTATCGGCTATTTTAGTGGCCCAAAGATGATATGAACGATTTTGTGCTAAAGTTCTAATATCCGACTCTTTTTTTACTGAATAAACCCCATCTTTTATTGGCATAAGAGTATCTTCTTTATACTCAAACGCCTTGCCCTGTATAATAATTATCTTCATTTTGTTAGCTTCTCATATTCCACTTGAACATCATCAGCGAATGCCAACAATCCATCGGAGAGTTTTTTGATATATTTTTCATCTCTCTCTACTCTCAAGATAAACGGGGGCAATTCGGGATGGTACGACATAAAATACCAATATTTACGCTCTGTTACCCACAAATTCCCCATCACTTGGGGCTTATATTCTAAGGGCAATACCCCATCTATTAAATATTTGATGTGAGTTTTAGCCAATGGACACTTAATTTCTAGCCCCCCATCTTCTCCGATAAGTCCATCAGGGGATACTCCGATTAGCCCATTATCGTGGAGAACAAAACCCACCTCTTTTACTTTTAAATCTGTTAAAAATTCAAAAGTAGAACGAGCTTCTGGTTCTAGCTCGTTACCTCTTTCCATCGCTGAAGATTTGAAGCTATCGATAGTAGCTCCCATTTTCTCAGCTAAAAGCTCATACATATAACTTTTGGCTGATTTTGATTTTTCGGCTTTAGCAGGGGTTACAACATCTTTAAAGCGTGAAGCAGTTATCACGCCTTTTCTTATATCTAGCCACTCTTGAGTGCCTTGCTCTAGTTGTAGCATCATCATTGCTTTGATACCTTATTTTCGAGCATAATTTTAATCTTTTTTAGTTCCACTGCCCCCAACTCTTCTATTTTTGCTTTATATGTTTTTTCTACATAGTCATCAAAAGCCTTTTTATCTTTCAAACTTTCTTTCATTAATAAGCATTCTTCTAGTAATTCTACACTAGCCTCCTCTTCTGTTGTTGATGGCAACTCGTCTCCAGCATAAAGGGATATACCTAGCCCAAAACTTGCCAAGCATTTAACAATAGCTCTCTTGAGTGCCTTGTTTACATCAACACTCGTTATATCTTTAAGAAGAATAGACCTATTGGAGTAGTTCATAATAGGGAGGTATTCTAATTCCTCATACCCCTCTATTATTACGCTTACTTTTACCCAACAAGTTTTTCCGTCCGTAAAATATAAAAGTCCGTCATTCTCGTGTATTTTTACCTCTATATCATAATATGGTTTTACTAACCCTATCGCCGACCCCCACGGCAAATATGAGATTTTACTATTTTTGCCTTTTTCGTGAGCGTAAGGAATTACATCTATCTCAGACAATGTTTTCCAAATGTCTTTCTGTTTAATCTTTACCATTTCTCTACCTCTTTTAAAAATTCTTCCAAAACTTCTATTTCCCACTCTTCGTGTTTAATCTTTTTATAAATCTCTTCTTTGGTTAGAGACTTATATTCATCAAACAAAACTGTAATCTCTTGGTTTTGCCCGAATGAGTCCATCATATCAATATTTAACTCGCCTTTTGGGATTTCTCCCATCTCTACGATAGCAGTAGCTATTAACTCTGCCACCACTTCATCATCTCCATTTTCAAAAATAACCAAGTCGTCTGACCTGATTATTTTACCATCTAAATATTCTCTTTCTTCTTCGATATACATTCGTTGTTCCTTTTGTTTAAATGTATTCGTATTATAGCATAAACATTGACTAAAGTCAATATTATATTGTAAAAAAAGAGTACTTAAAAGGGGGGTGGATTTCCCCCTATTTAAAGAGATAATTCTTTTTGTAGTTTAATGTTGTCCTTAAAAAGTTTAGGGGTAAAGCTCGAGAATTTTTCACCAACTACTAACTCATACTTAACCCCATCACTAAGGAGTTCTCCGAGCTGGTCTATAATGCTCTGCTTGTCCCCTTTTATCTGTTGCCCTGCTTCCACCCATTGGCATAGCTTCTCTTTTGTAAAAGCTATATCAAATTGGGGTTGTCCCCTTTTTTGAGCCACATAAACCGTGTTATATGGCTTCCCCAACATTTTAGCTAAATAAGGGGCTTCGGCTGGGGTGCTGACTTTTTTAGCTCGAGTAACAATCATAAGTCGTGTACCTCTATATGCTTTTCGCACATACCACTAAAAAAACACCCTTCCCTTATCTCTTTCGCTAAGTCGCTTATACTTTCAATCATCTCTATCACAAAATCGTTTTTTTGCGATAGGCTTAACCCCTTATGCCCCCTAAAAATCACCTTTCTCACTTTTTTTATCTGTTTATTTTTTGGGGTCATTGTGATTTCACTTTCACCTTCCCCTTGTAAAACAGATGACAACAGACTCACGCCCGATACTTGAAAATCAAAGTCTGGAAAAATTGTTTCCAAGATGTCATAAATTTTCTCTGGAGCTTTTTCGTTATTCAAATACAGCTCTATCTTGCTCTCTCTGGTGTTCTTTTTTTCTACCAATGTTATTTTTATGTTTTTCATAAAATTCCTTTGTTTAAATGTAGTGTATTATACCATATTTATTGACTGAAGTCAAGCTTATGTAGTATTTTTTTAACATATTGGCATATCCAGTTGATACTCAACTTCTACAACGCTACTAATCCCGAATATTTCTGTTTTAGGGATTTTTACAGTAAATAGTCTATCATCTTGCCTATTTTTGTGGCATTTAACTACCCTAAAATCATCTTCATAGACTATTTGCCTAAATTTATCCAATACGGGCTTATTCCCGTTCATTTTTGCCAACTTAATAATGTAGAATATAAAATCTGCGTCGTATTCTGCGTCGTTCCCGTACTTTAGAGATAGAGTTCCATCTTTTTCACTCCCTTGAGAGAGTTGATTGATTAGATAGATATTGATTTTCAAAGTGCTTGTTAATTCTGATAGAGTTGAACTTATTTCGCTAAATCTTTGGACATTATCTATAATCCCTTTTACTCTAATCTTCATAGCACTATCTACTACAAAATGCTTGACTCCTAGTGTGCTTAAAAACTTAATCTCATCTATTATATCCCCCAACTCTCGAGACGAGTTATAGTATAAAATGTTTTTCTCGTTATATTTGAATGCTTCCAATTTTTCTACAACTCTATCTTCTCCCATTTCAAAATCTGCCCAGAAAACTTTTTCCGTATCCGAAAACCCCGTGAGCATCTTCATTAAAATAGATGTTTTTCCACTCCCCCTACTTCCTGCTATTTGTATAAAATTCCCAAGCCCAAAACCCCCAATCTCTTGGGATTTATACATTTTCTCTGTTACAAGCTCTCTATCTAAAGATAACATTCCTGTACTTATCCTTTTTACCTTTGGCTTGTTTTTTACTTTTTGCTTAATTACAGAGATTGGGGTGCTTTTGCTTCTTTTTATTTTATTATCTACTTCGCTTATAACTTCTAATTTAAGAGTATAGCACTCTTTTAATAGCTCAGTCCCTTTCTTTTCGTCTCCTAACTCGTAAGCTTCTTTTGCTTTATTTTCTAGTATCCACGCTTTTTTGCTTTTTTCTTCAAGCTCTAACATCTCTTTCATCTTATCTCCTTATATTATTTATAATTTCTAGTCTTTTTCGGTCATATAACTCTTCCAGGTATCTTTTTGCCATCTTGAGCGTTATAGGATTTGCTCCTAATATTTCTATAAACTCTTGTGCGAACTTTGTATTTGCCACAGCACTCTCTATATTAATCCCAAGTAAATCAAATGCTTTAAAATCTTTCTTTAGCTCTTCGTTAATCTTTTCTATAATTCTTTTTTGTAGTGGAGTATCAAAAAGTATCGGATTTAGCTCGAAAAGTTCCGACTCTTCATACCCTAGAGAGTCTAAAAATAAAAATGTACTAATTATAGCGTTCTGTATGTTTCTATTCATCCTGTAAAACCCTTTTATATATATAAAAATTTGAAAAATAAAGTATCATTTTTTACCCACAAAGTACGATACTTTTATTTAATTTCTTGTTTTGCTTTTTTAATAGCTAACTCTATTGCCTGATTAGTATCTTTTATTATGTCTGCTAGTAGAGAAATGTAATCGTGAATTTTATCTCTCAATATTAACTGTTGCTCCGTCGCACTATTCCACTCCGACACACCACACTCTAATTTTATACGCTTTGCTACAATCTGTATATTTTTATTAAAATCTTTTTTGTTTTTTGCGTGTATAAACAATGCTCCACACATCTTTTTATAGCTATCCCCACTATCATTTCTAAATTTCAAAAGATTATCAAGTAGCCACTCGTAAACTTCAACTTTTAAATTAGGGTCTATCCAAAGGGCTATATCTAAAAACAATAAAGGGTGGACCCAAGTTATAGTTTTATCTTCAGACCCCCTATTTGATGGCTTCCTTCCTCTCCCTGAAGTTTTAATCTTTCCATATTTCTCTTTTAAAGTATTCATAAAGTCTTTAGTAGAAGATGAATTAAAATAAACATTCAAAGATGTTGGCTCTAATCCGTTCATTACTCTGAATTTATTCCCAGCTCTCATTAGGTCGGTCGCACTAAAAAAACCACTTTTACTTTTTTGAGATATTACTTCTCCTAGCACTATTCTATTTAAAACCACTTCCGTTTTCATCTATTATATTCCTTTTTTAAATAAAGTAAAAAAGTATAATATTTAATTTAAACTTATATTTAAATTAAAAACATATTAAAATCAATTTAAATAACAACACTTCTATAAATTATTAAATCACCTTCTAACTCACGCCAATCTGGATTATCTGCTAATGCTTTATTGGCTTTTAAAATCGCAATCTCAAGCTTCAAGTAGTCCTTGGCATCTAAATCTATCTTGCTCCACACTTCTTTTAGATACAAAATCCACTCTGTTTCAGTTTTCGGCTGAGGTGGCTTTGCTCTTTTTGTTCGTCTTCTTTTTCTCATAGCTTTATCCGAATACAAAATAATCATCTTCTGAATGGCTATCCGACTCTAATAGGTATTTCCCTATCTGTTGGATATACTGCTCTTCACTTGTTCCAACTAATAGCGAAACATACTCTACATAAGATGATTTGATTTTTTTTACAGAGTCTAAGCTTTTATCTTCTAAAAGTTCATAGGCTTCCAAATTATCCTCAGTCTCACGGACTTTTGATATAAACTTTTTTAGCCCATTTTTTATCAACTCATCTTTTACTAGCTTACTAAAGAGTTTATAATCAATCTCTTTATGGCTACTATCGCACAGAATAGCCCCTTTTTTGCTCTTTTTAGCTCTTGGGGGTATATCGGCTAGGGTTGATGTGTTTTGTGGCTCATTTTGGCTTTGTGGCACACATATACTATCTTCTTTACTCAATATATCTTTTGGACTTTCAATATCTTTGTTAGAAGTTTCAATATCCTCTAGTTGCTGTTTAGGGGTAAACCCTATTTGTTCTTTAACATCTTTTGGACTTACAGAGTCTTTTATTTGCTTATTAGGGGTATCAAACTCATTATGCGTTTTATTATATGAGTTTATTATATGTTGTTTATTATCTGTACTATATACATAGTTATTTTCGTATTGTTCCGATGGTGATTTTTCTTTACTATCGGTGATTACTTTGTTTGTGTGTCGGTAATAGTTCGTTTTATCCCACTTATTTGACTCATTAAGCCCCTTTTCTACGACTATAAAACCTGCCTCTTTTAACACTTTGATTGCTCTTTTGATAGTATTTAATTTCATATACGGAAATAGCTCCTGCCAAGCATTATAAGTGTTGTATGTCCAAAAATATCCATTGATAAAGTTTTGATTGTTTGCCCTGTTCTTATCTACCCAAAAACAAATATTTTGATAGATAATCGCGGCTTCAATTCCTACTTCTTTTGCCATCTCTGTATCAAATATGTGTGTCATTTTAATCTCAGGTTCTTAAAATTGATATTCTTTAAAGTGTGAGTAATATTTGAAGTTCCCAAGCTTCATTTATTTAAAACACTTTAAAAAGCTATACAACTATACAATAAATAGGTGCTTGGGAAACCTTTGTTGATATAGCCGTATAACTTATTAAAATGCTCACTTATAACACTTGTATTAGCCTAATGCCATCACTTCCTTTGATAATTAATTAAAGTGTGAGTATATATGGAAAGTTGCTAAGCTTTACTATATTAAAACACATTTCCAAGAGCAGTATAGCAGGTGCTTAGCAAAACCTTCTGTCTGCTCTTGATAATATGTTTAAAACTAATATGAATTATACCAAACCCCCCTGAAGATGGGCTAAACCCCTATGTTTTTTTATAGTTACAATATAAGTTTTATTAAAGTTATATTGAATTTAGAAAAAATAATAATAGTTTTTTTGGTGGTTGTGTAAAATACTCATAATTTTCCCATAGGTTTCTTTAAATTTGTTTATCTTTATAGATGAGTGTATGTTTTTTTTATTCACATAAACCCATAAGCAGCTCTCTCCGACACCAATGTCGGTGACATAGAAAATCTTCAAAAATTGATTTAAATCAAGAAAAATATATGTAGATTTTAATACAATACAGTTCCCCAACACCCCTTTGTTAGTAGATATACTCAAGAGTTCCTTTTTGTTTATAAGTTGGGGAATATCAATCACACACCTCTACCCCTATGTTATCATTCGCATAGGGGTCTCCTTGAAAAAATATTTTAAGTAATTTATGGTATAATACGGTTGCCCAATGGGTGGTGTTTTTATTCATTTTGTTTAATTTTCTTTGCCTCCAGGTCTCCTCTATCCCCTGGGGGCTTTTATTCAATCAACCCATCAGCTAAATCTCTCTTTATCTGTTTGCTAATATCAAAGTTTTCACAATATCCCCCATCAGCTACTTTTATGCCATCATTAGCACTATGGGTACAAAATAAGTTTTCTAAGTTCTCATCAGGTTCAGCGAACTTACACAACTCACATCTGGGGCGAACTATTTTATATTCCTTTTGCCCTTTTACAAAAACTTTAATCCCAACTATTTGTTGAGATGGGTTTATCTCTCGAGCATCTTGAGCGTATCTATATGCCCATACAGAAGCTTCAAGTATTGCCTCTGTTTCTGTGGGGCGATACACTTGTTTAAGTAGTACGACTTTTTTATTATCCCATCTGTATATTTGGCATAATCCCCAGTCTCCAACCGTTTTCTCTGTTAAGCTTTGGAGAACTAAACCTTTTTGAGCAAAAAAAGTTTTTAGTTTAAAACCAAGAGTATGGATATTTATAGTAAAATATCCTATTTTCCCCATTCTCTCAGCTTTATATTTTAGAGAGTCGTTATTATCCGACTTTAACCAACTATTTAAAACCTTTTGACTTAAAACTTCCCCTAAGAGTTCAGGAGGAAGAAGATTTTTGTTTTTTTGTTTCATATTTTCCCTTTAAATAACTTTCTGTTTGTTTGCCTTTTTATGTCAATAAGTTATTTTCTTGATTTCCGAAAATAACTTTCTGTCAAACAACAGTCAAACAAATTACTCACAAAACTAGGGGCTTGGCTGTTGTTTCTGCTTTTCTAGTCAAACAAATTTTTATTCTTCCACTCTCTAAGCATCTGAGCAAACTCAGATACTGACATCGTCTTAATGTTTGGGTTCTTTATTAATCCCTTTAATTGCTTATTTGTCATCTTCTATCTCTCCTTTCACAGCGTACAAAACGCCGTTTAACTCTTTAATCTCTATTTTGTAGCTACCTGTTCGAGTAACTTCAACTTTATCGCCTTGGATACGAGTTTGCTCGTCGTATCCTTTAACCAAAAGGGTATCCCCTT